TGATGAGTTGCTCTGTGTCGTGCCTGACGCTGAGGTCGAGGGAGCCAAGGACTGGGTGCTGGAGCAGATGATCGCTCAGCCCAAGTACATGCCCGGCATACCGCTGAACTCAGAGGTCGGTGCACACCGCCGTTATGGATTGGCAAAAGGTTAACAACAGGAGAAAGCGAATGAAGCAACTGACACTACCCAAGAAGATCAAAGTGGGGGAGAACTGGTACAGCGTGGAGATCGCGGAAGCGATGCGTGAGCGTCTGTACATGGGCGAGGTGCACTACGCCAAGCGCACCATCACACTGGCGCGTAAGTCGTACCACGGCATACCGCTGAAACTCTCGGCACTGCAAGAGACGTTCTGGCACGAGCTGACACACGCCATACTTGAGAGCATGGACCGCCCTGACCTGAACAACGACGAGAACTTCGTCGAAGAGTTCAGCAACAGGCTCAGCAAAGCAATTCAATCTGCGAGGTTTTGATGACAGTTAAATGGTCACATTCAGCGCTCAAGGACTACGAAGGTTGTCCCCGGCGCTACCACGAGGTGAAGGTCTTGAAGAAGTACCCCTTCCCAGAGACTGAAGCCATCCTGTACGGCAAGGAGCTGCACGCGGCAGCGGAGTTCTACATCAAGGACGACAAGCCCCTGCCGCCCCAGTTTGAGTTCGTCAAGGACATGCTCGATGCGCTCAAGTCCAAGCCCGGTCGCAAGCTGTGTGAGCACGAGATGGGCGTGACGGCCGATCTGCGCCCTTGCGGGTTCATGGACAAAGATGTGTGGGTGCGCGGCATTGCCGACTTGCTCATCATCGACGATGACAACTTGACAGCTCGCGTGGTGGACTATAAAACGGGGAACAACAAGTACCCTGATCGGGAGCAGCTACGGCTGATGGCTTTGATGGTGTTCGTGCACTTCCCGCACATCCGCAAAGTCAGCGGTGGTCTGCTGTTCGTGGTCAAGAACGACTTGGTCAAGGCCAGCTTCTTGCGCGGTGAAGCCGAGGAGTACTGGTGGGATTACCGGACACGCGTCGCCCGCATTGAAAAGGCGCATGAGACCGGGGTATGGAACCCCAAGCCCACACCGCTATGCGGCTGGTGTGCCGTTAAAACCTGTGAACACAACCGAAAGAGAGATTGATATGGCAACGAGAGACTACAAGAAGGAATACAAGCGTGATCTGGAGACCGGCAAGTCCGGCCCCGAATCGGACCAGCATGAGCGCCAACGTGCGCGGCGTGCATATGACAAGAAAGGCGTTGACCGTGCAGGCAAAGACATCGACCACGTCAAGCCCCTACGGGCTGGCGGCAAGTCAACGCCGGGCAACCTGAGACTGCGTGCCAAGAAAGCCAATCAAGGCGACAACAAATAATCACCGGAGAAAGCAGTGGACATCATCGACAACAAAGCCGTTGTCTTCAGAACGCGCAACCCCGACAAGTACCGCATCATCCCCAAGCACAAAGTCATCGAACGCGATGACGGCAGCTTCGATGTTGCTGTGTACTGGGGCTTGGACGAAGCGCGTGTCCTGAAGAATCTAGGCGTGAAAGACATTCGGTCACCCATCACTCGGCGCTACGACTGGCCGGGGCGTTACAAGCCGATGGAGCACCAAGTGGATACCGCATCGTTCCTCACCATGCACAAGCGTGCGTTTTGTTTCAACGATCCCGGCACAGGCAAGACGCTTGCAGCGCTGTGGGCCGCTGACTACTTGATGAAGCTAGGCTTCGTGCGGCGTGTGTTGATACTGTGCCCACTGTCAATCATGCACTCAGCATGGCTCAGTGATCTGAACAACAGCATCATTCATCGTTCGGCCATCGTGGCGCATCACAACAAGGCATCACGCCGGATCGAGATGATCCAGCAAGACTACGAGTTCGTGATATGCAACTACGATGGGCTGAACCTGATTGCCGAGGAGATCGTCAACGACGGCCGCTTTGATCTGGTGATTGTCGATGAGGCCAACGCCTACAAGACCGTGACCACCAAGCGCTGGAAGACGCTCAAGTCGATCCTCACACCCAAGACCCACCTGTGGATGATGACGGGCACACCGGCATCGCAGTCGCCTGCTGATGCGTACGGGCTGGCCAAGTTGGTCAACCCCGACAACGTGCCGATGTTTTACACAGGATGGCGTGACTCGGTGATGAACAAGATCACGCTGTACAAGTGGGCCCCCAAGCCTGATGCGCGTGACCGTGTGTTCAATGCGCTGCAGCCAGCGATCCGGTACTCCAAAGACCAGTGCCTTGACTTGCCGCCAGTGATGACGCTTACCCGTGAGGTGCCGCTGACTCCGCAGCAGGCCAAGTACTACAACCTGCTCAAGGACCAGATGCTAGTGCAGGCGGCTGGAGAGGTCATCACAGCGGTCAATGCCGCTGCTATGCTGAGTAAGCTGCTGCAAGTCAGTTGCGGCGCTGCGCTCACGGATACCAAAGAGGTGGTGGAGTTCGACGCCAGCCCCCGGCTTGGCGTGCTGGAAGAAATTCTGGAGGAGACATCGCGCAAGGTCATCATCTTCGCGTTGTTTCGCGCCAGCATCGAGACCATCCAGCGGCACCTGACATCCAAGGGCATCACCAACGAGTGCATCCACGGCGGCGTGTCTGCAAACAAGCGCGGCGACATCATCCACCGCTTCCAGACCGACCCCGACCCAAGGGTGCTGGTCATGCAGCCTGCGGCCACAGCGCACGGCATTACGCTGACTGCCGCTGACACCGTGGTGTTCTACGGCCCGTTGATGAGCGTGGAGCAGTACATCCAGTGCATTGCCCGTGCCGACCGCAAGGGCCAGAACTCCGACAAGGTGACAGTCTTCCACATCCAGAGCTCCCCAGTGGAGGTCAAGATGTTCAAAGCCCTCGGAGCGAAAGTAAGCGATAGCTCACTTCTGACTGAGATGTTTACCCTTGAAATAAATTCTTGAAAGGGGGTTGCGCCACCAAAAAACCCATGTAAACTGTCCAACGCTTGACAAAAATATAGGAGAAAGCAATGACTGAAGACATCGAAGAAGCACCGGAAGTTGAAGCAATTCCGCTCGACAAGCTGGTCGCCATTCACACCAAGATCAAGGCCAAGATGGAAGGCCTTGATCGCCAGCTCGCTGAGCTGGATGAGCAGCGCACACAGGTGCGCCTCGCTATCAAAGACCAGATGAAGGCCCTCGGCCTGACATCGGTCCAGACCTCCACGGGAACCGTGTCGTTGATGAAGAAGACGCGCTACAACACACAGGACTGGGACTCGTTCAAAGCATTCGTGCTTGAGCATCAAGTCGTGGACCTGTTGGAGAAGCGCATCGCCCAAACCAACATGGCACAGTTTCTGGAAGAGAACCCCGGTGTTCTGCCGCCGGGGCTGAACTCAGTCACTGAGTTCGACATTCGTGTAACCAAAGCAAGAAAGTAACGCAATCATGAGCAACATTACGCTTTTCAATTCGTCCAACGTCCCCGCATTTGCTCGTAACAACGAGTTGTCTGACACAGCCAAGGCCCTGACGGGCGGCGGTGCTGGTGTATCGACCAAGCGCATCTCCATCAAAGGCGGCGTGTTCCGTCTGGTGGCAGGTGGCAAGGAAGTCGCCGCCATCGAAGACCGTCACCTTGATGTCATCATCGTCCGTGCTGCCCCCAAGGTCAGCCGCATCTTCTACGCTGGCGCTTACAACGCCGAAGCGATTGTGCGTCCTGACTGCTGGAGCAATGACGGCGAGAAACCTGACACAAGCATCGCTGCTCCACAGAGCAAGACCTGCATGGGTTGCCCACAGAACGAAGCCGGTTCCGGTAACGGCAACAGCCGTGCCTGCCGCTTCCAACAGCGCCTTGCTGTTGTGCTGGCCGACAACCCTGAAGGTGATGTGCTGCAACTGACACTCCCAGCTACCAGCATCTTCGGCAAGGAAGATGGCGACAAGCGTCCCCTGCAAGCCTACGCCCGCTTCTTGGCAGCGCAGACACCTCCGGTTAATCCCGAGCAGATCGTCACGCGCATGAAGTTCGACACCAAGGCCGAGTCTCCCAAGCTGTTCTTCGCGCCTACGCGCTGGCTGACAGATGATGAGTACCCGATCGCTGTGACCCAAGGCGACTCTGACGATGCCAAGAAGGCAACAACCTTGACCGTGGCGCAAGCTGACGGCGTGAAGGCCGCACCGATGGCTATCCCCGGCGCTGCCCCCAAGCCCGTTACCAAGCCCATGGGCGAGCTGATGGACGAGGACGCGGCTGAGGCTGTGGCTGAAGTCAAGGCCGCTAAGCCCAAGGCCAAAGCCAAGGCTGAACCCGAAGCTGAAGCGGACGAGCCGGAAGTGCGCAAAGAAGGTGCCAGAGGCGCTGCTGTGCCAGCCAAGAAGTCCAAGCTGGCTGACATCGTGTCCGATTGGGATGATGAGTAGAACTTTGTACCTACACTACAGGGTTTCGGCCCTGTTTTGGAGAACCTATGAAACAGTACAACACCAACGTGTCCCGAGAAGAAGTTTCCGCACTTCTGAACTACGACCCGCAGACAGGGTTGTTCACCCACAAGGTGCACGGCCACAAGCGGAAAGCTGGCGCTGCCACAGGCAGGCTCGACAACAAAGGCTACGTTCGCATCCGACTGCTGGGCTACGAGTTCAAGGCACACCGCCTTGCGTGGTTGCTGACGTACGGCACATGGCCTGCTGCCGAGATCGACCACATCAACGGTTGCCCCAGTGACAACCGCATCATCAACCTACGGGACGTGTCTGTGGCTGAGAACGGGTGGAACCGAAAGGGCGCTATGCGAAACAACAAAACGGGTGTGTTGGGTGTTTGTGAGATGGACGGAATGTTTATTGCACAGATTGGCGTAGACGGCAGGCGTATACGTCTCGGCGCGTTCGACACTGTCGAAGAGGCAGCGTCGGCATACAACGCTGCCAAGGCCGTTCACCACACAATCGAGTAACTGAATCGGGGGGAAAGCGGATGCTGCCCAGACTGCGCAGGCTCCGGCGAGCGAGTTAGCAGACGCAGCGAGTACCCCCACCTAAACACCATGGCCTACTCACAAAAAATCATTGATGACGTGATGAAGACTCCCAAGTCTCTGGGCAACCAGCTTGGGCGTTGGGCTATCCACTTGGATTTCCCTGTCACCAAAATCGCCTACGCCCTCGGCGTCACACGACAGACTGTCTACAACTGGTTCAACGGATCAGAAGTCTTTGTCGCGTACCGCCACCGCGTGGAAACCCTTTTAACAATAATGCAGTCCTCAAACACAGCGGACGAAGCATGGAGAAGAATATGTCACGAGTACAACCTGAAACCCTGAGCCACGAAGAACTGCTGACACACATTTACATGGCCAACTACAACGTGCCTGCCGAAGTCGTGCGAGAACTTTATGAGCGCTTCTCTGCGCTGCTGGATGTAGCCGAAGACGACCTCAAGTAACCCATTCCCAAGGACCTCCATGACTCCGCTCGATTTGATGGCGGCGGTTTTGCCGTCTCCGGGTAATGGCTATTACTGCGCGGTAGAGCTTACAAAGAAAAAACAACACGTCTACGGACAAACACTTGAGGAACTCATGCCCACGGTGGAGAAGTGGGCGAAGGCGGGGCTTGACACGTACTTTGCGTTGGGCACGTTCGGCACGGACAAGGACCGCACCAAGGAGAACATGCACGGCAGTCAAGTGCTGGCCGTGGACCTTGACTGCAACCACCCCAAGGACATCCCCAACGAAGAGGGCGTCATCAAGCCCAAGGCATACCCGAGCGCCAAAGCTGCGGCGCAAGCCTTGCAGAAGTTCTGTGAGGACACGGGGCTGGCTGCGCTGGGCGACCCTTGGCTGGTTCACTCTGGCGGCGGCATACACGCCTACTGGCCGCTCGATGAGATGCTGTTCAAAGAGGACTGGTATCCGCTGGCCAAGCGTTTCAAAGAGCTGTGCATCAAGCACGGGCTGGCCATCGACACCGCTGTCACAGGCGATGCTTCCCGAGTCTTGCGGGTGCCTGACAGCACCAACACGGGCGTGAAGAACGGCAAGGCTGTGCGTGCAGCTACCCGTGTGCGCAGCATTGCTGACGGCGGCAGGTTTGAGGTGGCTGACATCGAGGCCATCCTGACGGCCGAAGGGTTCGGCCCAGACTTTGTGAAGAAGCCCACCAGCTCCACGCTGGCGCTGCCCGGACAGAGGCCAACGGGTGTCAGTGCACCGTCCACGTTGACGGCGCTTGCACAAAACAGCGTGACGTTGTTCAAGAAAATTCTGGTCAAGACCAAACACGGCTCAGGATGCGCCCAGCTTGAGAACTACGTGGAGAACGCATCGGACGATGGCATGGAGCCGATCTGGCGCGGGATGCTCAGTTGGGCCAAGGTCTGCGCAGACGGTGAGAAGGCAGCTACATGGCTGAGTGACCTGCACCCCTACCCACACGAGCGCATGCACCAGAAGCTGGCCGAGATCAGAGGGCCGTACTCATGCGCTGCCATGGACGACATGAACCCCGGCGTGTGCCGCAAGTGCCCGCACTGGGGCAAGATCACCAACCCACTGCTGTGGGGCCGGGAGATGGCGCTGACCACCGCCAAGACTACGGTCGAGGTCGAAAGCAGTGCAGCGTCCGATGACGATACGGAGGCCGACACGGTACGCATCGCCCAGCCAGAGCCCCCACGGGGCTACGCCTTTGGCGCAAGGGGAGGTGTTTTTTTGGAACGCATCGAGGAAGACACTGACGGCCACAAGGTGACCAAGCAACTGTTGCTGTGCTCCAACACTATCTTCCCGGTGGACGTGCTGAACAACAACGGCAGCCATGAGGTGCACTTTTGCGTTATCAAGAACAAGCAGCTTCACAACGTGCTGGTGCCACAAAAATGTCTGGCCAGCAAGGACGAGACGATCAAGCACTTGGCCAACCAGAACGTCATGGCTGCGTTTGGTTCCGGCAACGACAAGAACTTCTACGACTACGTCCGCGCCAGCGTTGAGAAGATTAGCGTGGAGCGATCCCCTATCAACATGCCGCCCAGCTATGGCTGGCAAGACGATGGCACATTTGTGTTTGCAAGCCGCGTGTACAGCGCAAACCGCCAGCCCGTCATGGTGCCAATGACAGAGTTGCAAAACATTGTGAGCAGCACCAAACCCACTGGCACGTTGGATGCGTGGAGAAACGTCATCAACATGATGGTGCGGCGCAAGATGTGGGATCAGTTGGCCGTGGTGTTGGCGGGCGCCGCCGCCCCCTTGATGAAGTTCACAGGCCTGCTGGGCATGACCGTGCACGTAGCGTCCACTGAGTCAGGTACAGGCAAGTCGTTGTCGCTGGACGCAGCAGCGTCCATCTGGGGGCATCCGATTCACTACCGCACAGGCTCGGGCACATCGCCTGTTGCCATGCAGCAACGCCTTGGGCACCTGCGCAGCTTGCCGCTGATTACGGACGAGATCACAACCAACAACCGCAAGGACTTTGAGTGGTTCCCTGCCTTCTTGTTCAGCATGAGCGAGGGGCGCGGCAAAGAGCGCATGGAGTCGGGCACCAACAAGGAACGATTGAACCTGTCCACATGGGCAACGCTGGCGCTGATGTCCTCCAACCGCCCGGCCGTTGACTACATGACAGGTGAGCGCAAGCACTCCTCCGAAGGTGAGCTGCGCCGCATGATCGAGTTCAACATGGACGTGAAGCTGGAATGGACGCAAGACGAGATCGAGATCATCAAGTCGCTGCCATTTAACTTTGGCGTAGCAGGCGAAATCTTGTCGCAGTATCTGGTGGACAACGCAAGCATGCTGCGGGAACTGGTGCCTGAGTGCGTACGCCGGATGTACACCGAGTACAAAGCCCCCAACGATGAGCGGTACTGGATGGCAGGTGTGGGCGCGATTGTTGCGGCGGGTTTGCTTCTGAGTGACAAGCACACGGGCATCGTCAACATCCCCTTGCAAGAGATCATCGAGTCGTACCGCCGCCAGATCGACCACCAGCGTCAGGCCATCAAGGGCGGCAAGCGCACAGCAGAAGATGTGCTCAACGCGTTCACCCAAGAGTTCCAAGGCAAGTTCGTCATCGTCAAGTATGGCGAGAAGGCGGGCCCTGCGGCTATGTTCGGGGACGGCACCAGTGTGGGCAAGACCACCACGCGGCAAGAGATCATGGGCCGGGTCGAGCACGGCGTCAATCCGGGGTACATCGACTACTACATCGAGGAGCGCCTGCTCCGTGCGTTTTGCTCCAACATGAGCTTCAGCTACTCCACGTTCAAGCAGGACATCGCCCAGTCGTTTATCGTACTTCAGGTCCCCAAGAAGGACATGCTGGCCAAGACGGATGGCCCGCCGATGCGTGTGTCCACACTGCGCCTGAGCGCGAACATGAGCACACTCGATGACTCAGTACTCCAGAGCATTCCCGTGGTCTCGGGTTGAGCGGGGGCAGGGGTTTTTCGTCCCCTGCCTCAACTCTGAGCAAGTTCGCAAAGCAGGCCTCAGTGAGGCGCTGCGCTGCCGCATCTTTGACGCCAAGGCCTACCCCGCCGTCCACAAAGGACTCAGCGGGGTGTGGTTTTACCGCTGAGCAGTTGTTGCAAGAAACTGCGTTGCTGTCGCCGTCTTGAGTTTGTCGAGCTGGGCCAGACGCACATCTTTCTGCTCTGTGCTCAGGTTCGGACTGCTCTTGATCTGGCGCTCCAGCTTGGCCAACTCTCCCAGACGCTTTTGCACGCTGCCTGAGATGGATGCTGCGGCCAGCTTGTCGGAATACTCCTGAGCAAACGCCATCGCTTCGGCCCGCTTGCCTTTCTCCACAAGGTCGTTGAACGTACCCTTGACCTGCCTGATCTCGTTCATGCGGTCGTAGGCTTCGTCCAACGTGCCCCGGCCCTCGACAGGCTGGAAAAGACCGCCAATGAACGGCTGTTTGCTGATCTTGGTCGTAGGCTGCGCAACCTCAACTTTGTCGCCGGGAGCCAGTATCGGGTTGGCCAACTGCACCAACGCAATACCCAGACCGCCCGTGTACCCACGAATCAGGTAGTCAATCGTGATTGGGCTGAGCCCCACGTTGCCTGTCACAGAGCCGATTGTTTTGGCCAGCTCTGTGGAGGTGTCACGGTATCGCTGAGTGGCCAGCACGTCTTTCTCGCGGGTGGACTCGATGTCGCCGCTGTAGAACGACTTGCCAAGTATTGCCTCAGTGAGCGGCTTAACGGCTTGCGGCAAGCTCAAAGGAACAGTCTGCAACGCCAACTTGGACAGCCCGCTGAGAGCTGCGTCCGCTTTACCGTCTTGCATGGCCATGGCGTACACGGCTTCAGGCAACGCCTTGAACAAGAAACCCATTTCAAACGGGATTGGTACACGCACAGGCTCGTCAATACCGGGCACATACACAAACCAGTTGGCAAGGCGCTCTTCAGGCTTGGCGCGTTTGTACGCCTCATCGTCGCCCATCAACGCGGCGTAGGCGATCGTGCCTGCGGCCAGCATAAAACCACGACGCGCCATCTTTCCACGAATGTCGAGCTGCTGGCTGTAAGGCATGTCGCCTTTGAAGGCGCGGTAGATGACGTCCAGACCCTGCACCTGTGCGTTGAAGAACGGAATGAGCGTGGACAGCGCCATCATGCTTGGCGATACACCCCGGCGGCTGAAGTTCATGGACTCCAGTGTGCGCAGCAGTGCCTCTTGCTCAGACATGCCTTTGGCCAGCGAGTCCTTGTAGATCACAGCGCGTGTAGCCGCATCGCCTTGCAGCGCAAACGTGTCCAACATCGCGGTGGCTTTGTCCCAACCAGACTTGCCTGCCGACATGTCTTTAAGGAACTTGGCCATGTCTTGGTCGTCGCCGCTGTAGACGTTGCTGCTGATTGCGCCTGTCTCCATGAGCTTGCGCTCAGCTTCACTGCGCCCGGCGACCATACTGGCCAGCTCTTTCATAGACGAGAGCACGGGCACAGCGTCAGTGCCGGTTGTCAGCCAAGCGTTGAGCGGATCGCGGATGATCTGGCGCACAGCGTAGGTGGGGTTGCGCACAACAAACGAGCGCAAGATGTTGGCAGGGATGCCCATCAGCTTGATGGCCGCAGGCATCGTGGTCTTGATGCCCTCCATACCGCGCACGATCAGATCAGCCGGGATGCCGTAAGCATCGGTGTCGATCAGGGCGTAGTGCGGCTCACCCTTCTTGAAGAAGCGCACCACGTTGGCCCCTGTCGGCCCGTTACCTGCCGATACGCGGCTGGCAATGCCGAGCTTTTGCAGCATGAAGGAGGTCTCCTTCACTGCTTGGTTACGCAAGCCCATGCCGGTAATCATGAACGTGTTTTGCGCAGCGCTGGTAAAGATCGGCATGATCTCTGTGTTGCCGCCAACCAACTCCTTGAGTTGCGGCTGGTCTTTGATGTTGGCAATCCGCACTGGGCGCTCTTTGTCCACCATCAACTGTACTTCACCGTTGCCGTTGATGCGGTAGAACGGGACGTAGCTGATTGCTTTAAGTTCAGCAGCTTTCTTTTCTGTCAGTGCGCCCGTACCGACAAGGAAGTCCAACAAGCCTGCGTTGTACTGTTGGTACAGCTTGGCAGCTTCTTCAAACGCGGTCTTAGCAGTGTCGCTGCTGTTTAACCGCGCCATCATTTTTGTGTACTTGGCTTTTGCGTCGGCAGGGTCGGAGTAGTTCAGCTTATCCCAACCAACCTGCTTCGCACGCTCACCCGCCACGTACAGCGTAAACATGTCTTCTTGCTCGGTATCGTTACCAATCTTTGCCTCGTTGAGCTTCTTGGCCACGTCCACCATCGACACACCCTTGGTGCTGCGGTACACCGTCTCAGTGCCGCCGTCCTTGCGCGTAATCTCTGCCTTGACCGGGCCGTTGGTCAGGAACTGACCGGCAAACTGGCTGCGCTGCTGGCCAAAACGAAGCAGGTAGTTGATGTTGGTCGCTTCCAAAGCGCGAATGACCCCCTCGCTCAAACCTTTCTTAATCGCCGCTTCCAAAGCTGCGTACTGATCAATGAACTGCACGCGGCCTGCAAGACCAAGCATGTTGCCAATCAGTGTGTCCATCACACCGGCAGGACGGCCGACACCGTACTCGCTTTCTTGCTTGCGCAAGCGGAAAGCCGTTTTGCCTGCGGCATCGCGGTACGCCCCGATCGTCTTGTTCTCAAACGCTTTGCGCGATTTCTTGAGGATGTAAAACACGTCCGATGTGGACAGCTTGGCCAAATTTATAAGACCTTTTTCACGCAGCCCTGCACGCACCATACCCACCAACTCTTTGAGCCACTGCGCGGCCTTATCGCGGAACGAAGCGGTGATCTTCGCTTCTTCTGTGTGCGCAATAATCTCGCGCAGGGCTTGCAGTTTTTGCACTTCTTCGCTGCGACCCATGTCGGCATTTGCACGGACAGTGCCCATGACTTCGGAAACAAGCGCTTTACCGCCGAGCTTTTCAGCTAGAGCAATCACGTCCGTGTTCTTGGCAAACTCATTCAGGCGCTCCATACCGATCAGCGTATCCACGCCATAGTGGCCGATCAGCTCGTGCGCAATCGTTTCCTCGACTGCTACTACGCTGTCGTGGTTTTCGCCAATCACCAGCACCGTACCATCGGGGAACACCGCTCCGCGAACATCGCCTACGTCTACTTTGTCTTTGGCCAACATGTTCAGCAGTTTTACGGGTACTTGCCGTGCTGTAGGGGCGTAGACAAACTTGACGTTCTTGGGCAGGTTTAAACCGTCGATGACTGTCTGCGCTTCGGCAGCATCAACAGTGACGTCGGACTCGCTCTCTTTCAAACGGTAGGCAGTGCCGTACTTTTCAGAATCGATACCCTCTTGCATATCTTTGAGTGAGCCGCGACGAAGCCGTACTGCTTTGTCTTCGGCAGCAGACTGCTCTTTACTTTCAGGTGAAGAACTGACAAGGCGTTTGGGGGCTGCCGACTGCTTGCGCGTAACTTGCCCTGTGCGCTTATTTGGAATTGTCTGCTTGCTCTGGGCCAGTGCGCCTTTGACGTACTCAATCTGCTCTTTCAGCGTGGCCTTGTACTCCGGCGTAGTCTTACCCAGCTCAATTGCTTTGTCTGTCAACTGTTCAGCCATGCCGCGCTGGAACTCGGCCACAGCAGGATCAGACCTGCCGTACTTTTCTTTCAGCTTGGTGTAACGATCGGTCTGGGCCTTCTCAAACTTTTTGTACTCTGCCTCCGCTGTGCCCAAATCACGCGCCAGATCGCGCATCTTCTGCGAGGTCTCCGCTTCTTTGCGCACATCGCCCTTGGCAATACGTGTAGCAGTAGCGGCGGTACGGGACTTAGCTTTCGGCCCTTTAGCAGCTTCATCAGACTCACGGGCGCGGCGTTCAGCAATGGTGCTGGTCTTCTCAAGTGGCGTGGTCTTGTACAGGCTGTTGTACAACTTGGTGATCTGCTCGCGGATGGGGGCAATCTGGCCTTCGGTCAGGCGGTACTTGTTAACCAGCGTGTCGATGCGGCGCTGGAGGTCAAACTTTTCCTTGGCATCCATCTGGCGCTCAGCCGGGGCTTCTCCCTTACCTACCTTGGCTTGCAGTGCAGCAGTTTTTTCGCGCAGGTTGGGTGTAGCAACACCAGACTCCAGTTGCGCCACCAACGCAGAGTGCTGCGCAGCCAAATCAATGAGCTGCTCGTACAAAGACTTCTTGGCGTTGCCTTGCTTGGTCGTGACTTTCTTGGACAGGTCCTCAACGTCTTGCATGACGCGCTCGTACTCAACTGCGGCGGGGCCACCTTTGTCGTAGAGGGTTTGTAAATCTTGGTCAGGATACGTGCCGTTCTTAAACAGCGCTTGCTGCCGGGTATCGTACAACTGAGAGAACAAGTCAGCGCGTTCGCGCTTGACGCTCTTGAGCCTCTCGCCGGGCTCGCCGGTACGGGGGTCGATGGCTTTTTCATCACCACCAACACCCGCACGGTTCTCCAACACGTTGACCAGCTTCTCGCGCTCACTGAGGTTCTGGTTGAGGGCTGCCCGCAGCGCCGTAGTATCGGCATGGGTAGCGATGTCGTTGATGAGCTTGGTGTCGCCGTTCTGAATGGCGGTGTTCATGATGTTGGCGGGGCTGAACAAGTCCAACACAACCGGGCGGAACATACCCCGGCCCACTTCGTCTTGCGCCCGAGAGCCTTCGCTTTGCGCTTGATTTAGCGTGTCGGCAGCGGCGTAGATTGCCTGCGTGTCTTTGGTCTTAGCCGCGTCTGTCAAAGCGGTTTGCGCAGTAGCTACCTTAGCCTTGGTAGCCTCAACCAGCTCCAACTGTTTCGGTTTGATGCCTGTCTGTGCGGTAGGCTCAGGCATGGGCGTGGCCAGCTCCAATTGACCGCGAGGCCCCGTTTCAGCTTCCCCAAAAGCTTGCTCTGCCGATGCCTTCTTCGACTCTGGGCCGTACAACGCACGTTGCTGCTCTTCTTGCAGCGTTTGCTGTTTGAGTTGGGCGTCTGTCTTTGTTTCTGCTGGGGCCGGAGCTTCTGCAAACAACGCACGGTTCTGCCCTGCTTTTGTGCGGAAGTCGTTCAGCTCTTGCAAGAAGGGAGCGCGTGTTTGCAGGTCACGGACTTTCTCGGCTTGGTTTGCCGCAGCATCAAAGTCCCCAATCTCCAGCAGGCGCAGGCGTTCTTTTTCGGCCGCAGCCATTTTCTTGGCAAAGTCTTGCTCGGTGTCGGTGACCCCGCCACGTTCCTCAATGACCGGAGCCATCTCGTTCATACGCGCCATGAGCTGCCCGCGCTGCTGCGTCAGTTGTGTCTGGGTATCCAGATCAGGGCCCGCAGCCAGTTGCTGCTCCAACGCGGACACTTGGCCGCGCATGGTGTCGTAGTCGTTCATCAAACGCGAGGTGTCTGACAACTGGAACGGTTGTGCGCCGGGGATGTCCGAGGGCAACGGCAGCTTTGCGGCGGTCTGATCTTGCGCAGTCTGCCCCTCGATCTGCGCTTGCTGGTCTTCGTACAGTTTGTCGAGGGCTCCTTTGCGCTGCATGAACTCTTGGCGCAGTGGTTTGTAGGTGGTCAACAGCTCATCGCGCTGGGCTTTGAGTGCGTCGTGTGTTTCCGAAGCCTGTGCGTGGGCCAGCTTTTCTTCCGGCGTGGCTTTCTTTTTTAGTTTTCCGGGATTAACTTCTTTGATCTGCGCGTTCAGGGCTTGAAGTTGCTGATCCGCTGTGCGGAAGTCGGTGTCAAGCTGGCGCAGGGCTTCAGGGGTGTTCTTGGCAGCTTCGGCTGCGGCCACAGCGTCGGCTTGCTCTTTTTGCTGACGCTCTTTTTCTGCAATTTCTGCACGGCGATCTGGTACAAGTGCGCCGATGGGTCCCGCCCCAAACGCGCCCGTCAATGCTTCTTGCGTGGCTTGACCTGCTACGCCGGTAAACGCATCTACGTCACGGCCTGTGCGTTGCAGTGCAAGGTTGGCAGCCAGTCGCTCTTGCCCGCCTTGCAGACCTTCCAGTGGCATCTCGGCTGCGGCCGTAGTGATACCTGACGCTGTACGCGCCCCCAGACGCTTGGCGAGTGCTTCTTGCGTCTTGCTTGCAGCCCCGCGCACTCCGCCGGGCAAAATGCGTTCAACACCGCTAGTACCTGCCGCAACACCAAGACCGGTGCCCAGAAGAATCTGGTCTGCGTTTTCGCTGATGTAGGACTGTGCCCGCGAGGCGGCAGCGGCAGCTTGCTCGTCCGTTTTGCCGTCCGCTTTTTCAGCTTCCAGCACTGTGTCGTAGATATTTTGCTTGACTGCACCGGCACCCTGTGCTCCCCCGATAGCACCACGAACACCCATGATGGCGCGTGCACCAAGCCCTAAAGCCGCCAACGGCTTGGCTAAGAACAACGTGGGAATGAGTGGCGCAAAGGAGCCTACGGCCTGCGCGGCAGACTGCAATGGTGCTTCCAGCACGTTCAGCGCACCAGCTTTGATTTCCTCAAGGGTGGAGCCGGACTCCTCGGCTTTTTTCATGCGCTCGGCTTGCGCTTGCAGCTCGGCTTTGCGGCTTGCACTCAGACCTTCTTGAAGGCTTTCACCGGCTCGGCCAAGGGCACGGGCGGCAGCGTTGTCCGCTCCAGCCGCACTAGCAATTGCCCCCGCCGAACCTACCGCCCCCAGACCAAATGAGCGAGCAATGTCGCCCAACCCGGAGCCTTTCTTTTCCGGCGCTTCTGTTGCCCCAAAGCCAAAAGCATCGGGGTACAGCTGGATTGCCGCTTGCATGGCTTCGGCGGGGCTCTGCCCCTCCTTCATTTCAAACGAAGAACCGTCAGGTAGGGTCAGATATTTGGCCATGGCAAGTGTTCCGAATTGTGTGCGCCCGTAAGGTGGGCGCGTACCCGCATTTTAAGGCTGTTTGCGAACAGGTCCAGTAGCTTTTTCAGTTACAGGGGCTGCACCCAATTGAGAGAAAACAGATTTACTCATCAAAAACTGCGACATGGCTTTTTGCGGGTCCATTGCCAGAGTTGGGTTTGCTTTCAGGAACTCGTTGTACTGACCCATAACGTCTTCGTTCTTCCCGTGCATTGCCTTGTAGGCCGCTGCAAGAGTGGGGTCCTTGATAACAGCTTGGAGTGTTTCGAGCTGTTGGTTGCGCCCAGCACGGACGTTTGCCCCGCGCTCTTGCCCTGCGGCAATTTTTTCTGAAGAAGCAATCCTCTTGTCGGTTTCCAACGCGCCTGCTGCCGCAGTAAAAATGGCTGAGACGTTTTTCTGCTTGATTCCCAGATCGGACACCAAGCCGTTGTACAGCATTTCTTTGCCTTTGAGTTCCGACTCGCGTGCTTCTTTCTCCGCTGCACGAATGTCTTTATTGTTCATGTCGTCGCGGTTGATGCGCAAGTCGTCCAGACGATCGCGGGCCTCGGCAAACTTGGACTTGGCTGCCTCAATCTTGTCCAAACCTGCGACATAGCGTTCACTGCCGACCTGTACGCCTTTGCCCAGCGCAACGCCCAGTCCTCCGGGGGTTGTCATCATGGCCGCGCCTGCTTGCAGCAGCGCCAGTCCCATGTACTTGTCGCCCATGCCTTCCAAACCTTTTTCCTGTTTGGCCAGCCGTTCTTCACGGCCTTTGTACACGTCGCCACGCTTTTCAATATCGGCTCTAGTTGCGGCCAAGTTCTTTTCGGTCAAGTCTTTAATGCCTGCAACTAGCCCCGCACGGGCGTTGCGCAACCCGCCAACTTCTTGGTCAATTTGGCCAAAGTACTTTTGCTGTAGTGCGTCAATGTCTGTTGGGCCTGTGTCGGGCGTAGCTTTTGGACCTGCCATTGGAGCAGCAGGCCCTGCACCGGGAACAACACGGCGGGTAGGATCGACAGTGGGTTTGGGGGCTGCAGGCGCGTCTTTGGGAGCTGCAGCGGCAGCTTGCTTGTTTGCCCGCTCGGTCATGTAAAGGTTGGACGCGGCATCAAACTGTGCCAGATTTTGCGCAGACGTATCCGCAACGGCCTTGGTTTTATCGGCGTTGGCAATACGGGCCTGATCTTCGGGCGACAGTGGCTGCCCTTTCATCGCACGCGCACGCGCTTCTTGCACACGTTGCGCCTCTACTGCTTCTGTGCGCTCCCGTAACAATCTGCGGAAAAACGGTTCTTCTTCCGGGACGCCGGGCTGCGTCTGAAAGATTGGCGTTCCCGCCACAAAACCGGGGATGTCGCCCATCATGCTGGTGCGGGGCGGCATACCCCCAAACTGATACCGCTCCACATCCCCGCCACCAGCAAACGCAATAATGCCGCCATCGGCAAAGTTCATGTCGCCTGCGGGGAGCTGTCCAATGCCTTGGTCTTCTGGCAACTGCTGGGGAGCCATCTCCGCCACCATCTGGTCAACCACCTTGGGCTGCTCCTGCGCACCTTGACCGCCCTGACCGGCAGCACGCATTTCTTTGCGGCGGTTGGACTCCGACATGGCCAGCGCCATGATGTACGGGTCGCTCTTGTGCATCTGCGCGTACTGCTGCAGCTGCTGGTCCGGCAACTTGGCCAGCGTGGAGGTAATTTTGTTGACGTCGATCATGGTCTACCTCAGATTTTGGACAGGGCCAGCTCGTTCAAACCAGCTGCTTTTCTAACTCTACCGCCTTTTGCAAACTTGCCGCCGCCCATCATGTACGCGCCCGCCAAAGATGTGCCTGCGCCCGCCACTTGACTTGCAACCGACGGTTGTGCTTGGTACATAGACTGTACCGTCCCCATAGGCGCGCCGCGCAGGATGTTCGACATGAACTCCAAATTTTGGTACGGGTAGCGCTGCTGCGCTGCAAAGTTCTGTGCTTCGGCGTTCATGAGCGCTTGCTGCTGCGCTTGCTGTTGACCGCCAAACTGGTTCTGCAAGCCGAGGATGTCTTTTTGCTGGCCGAACTGCTGGCTACCAAGCTGGCCCAACTGGCCTGCGCCAGTCATAGCCGCCTGCAAACCCTGAAGGCCCAGACCTGCGCCGTACTGGCGTGATTGCTCGCCCAACTGCTGGGCGGCTTGACCATACTGTGCGCCTTGCGCTGCTTGCTGCGCTGCTTGGCTGGATGAAAACTGACGCGATGCTTCTTCGGCTTGTTGGGCCGACATCCCGTACTGAGCCTGCAACTGCGCAGCGGTCAAGCCTTGACCTGCACCAAACTGACGCGACTGCTCGCCCAGACGCTGTGCTTCAATGTTCTGCTGCTGGTTGGCCAGTTGTGCTTGCATGTTCTGACCAGCGCCAAGTTGCTGAATGCCGAGGTTGGCCGCAAGGTTTTGCTGGCCTGTAGTAAGCCCCGATTGCTGGTTGGCCAACGCCGCTTGCAACGCTTGTTGAGCGTTCATGCCCCGTGCTTGGTTTTGCGCTGCTTGATTTTGGACGTTGGCTTGCTGTTCCGAACTGAGGTTAGCCAGAGCGGTTTGCAGGCCTGTCTGCGTGCCAAGTTGTTGCGTGCTTAGGTTCGCAGATAAGTTTTGCTGACCCGTGGTAAGTCCTGCTTGCTGGTTGGCCAGCGCTGCTTGCATTGCTTGCTGGGCATTCATGCCCATCGCTTGGTTCTGCGCCGCTTGGTTTTGGACAGCCGCTTGTTGCGCGGATGTAAGGTTAGCCAGCGATGTCTGCAGTCCAATTTGCCCCGCGCCAAGTTGCTGTGTTGCTTGCTGCGAGGCAAGGTTTTGCTGCCCAACAGTGAGCCCAGCTTGCTGGTTAGACAGTGCAGCCTGCATTGCTTGCTGCGCGTTCATACCGCGTGCTTGGTTCTGCGCCGCTTGGTTTTGTACGTTGGCTTGCTGCTCTGAACTGAGGTTGGCCAAGGCGGATTGCAGGCCGGTTTGTGTGCCCAGTTGCTGCACGCCCAAATTGGCGGCAAGGTTTTGTTGCCCCGTAGTGAGCCCCGCTTGCTGGTTTGACTGCTGGGCAGCAAGGCGTGCCTGCTGCTCTGTGTTGAACTGCCCCTGCGCTTGCTGAAATGCGGACTGCAGGCCTGTCGCTTGGATGTCTCCTTTTTGCTGCGCCAGATTACGGGCGGCTTCGGCTTCCATGATGGCTTGACGGCTACCGCCAAACGCACCTGACTTTGCTGCCTCTGCTCCGCGCTGAGTCCCCGCAATGTCTGCGGCGCGTTGCGCTTCGCGTTGCTGGATGCCCACCACACTTTGCATGTACGGCGACATGTACGCATCGGCAGAGCCGGGCTGTGCAAAAGACTGCGTCTCAACGCGCTCCGCAGGGCCCATTTGGAAACGCTCAAGCTCAGGCGCAAAGCGTGTCTGCGCAGCTTGCATTGATGCAGCGTCATACCCTTGACCGGCTACGCGCTCCGCAGGACCCATTTGGAATGTTTCAAGCTGGGGGTTGTAGCCCGACTGCGCGGCCTGCATAGAGGCCGCGTTGTACCCTTGCGAGCGCACGTCGGCAGGCCCCTGCATCTGAAAGTTTTGCAGGTTTGGGTCAAACCGCGTCTGCGCGGTCCCCATAGTAGCCGCATCGTACCCCTGCGAGCGAACGTCCGCAGGACCCTGCATCTGGTAGTTCTGTAAGTCTTGCGCTTGCACGCGATCCGCACCAAACTGCCCCGACTGGTATTGGCCCGGAGCTTGGAATTGGTTTTGAAACTCACCAGACTGGTAAGGGTCAAAGCCATAGTATTGATTTTGAAATTGACCGGGGCGGTAACCTGTGTTCAGTGCACGCTGCGACGCAGCCGCCATCAAGCCGCTGGCCATCCCCAATTGAGGGGAAGTTTGCAGGTTGCCAGCACCCTTGTAGGCATCTTGTTGCAGCTTGTCCATACCAGCAACTACTTTGCTGGCGTCAAACCCTACTTGCTTGCCCGACGCATCTTTGATGCCGCCAAAAGATTGGAAGGGATTTTGGTTAATGTCGGTCGCGGCCTCAGCAAGGCCCATCTGTTTTTGCGCAGTAGGTTTGGCCCAATCTGGCAAGTCAGTGACTTGGGTACTTGTGCCACCGCCACCGCCACCACTTCCGCCGCCACCATAAATGGTGCGGCCACTTTCTTTGCGGGTAACAGCTTCGCCCAGCGGCTCCCCAAACGCATAAAGTTCGCGGCGTGAATAGCTCGTTTTCATAGCTTGACCCTCATTACTTGGTGGGTGTTTTCCAACCCCATTTTTTTGTACATATCGACCAGCGTGCCTTTGGCCCAGCACTGGGCTTTTGTTGCTCCGCAACGGCGCATAAACTCTTTGGCTTCGTCAAAAACGTGCTCCCTCACAACGCCTTTTCCCCCCATGAGGTGGACGTGCGCAATACGTTCTAACGGATCATCAATAATTTCAATCGTGCAAGCGCCCGTAATCCCCACCTCCGGCTCTTCCCACACAAGCAGGTGTACGCGCCCTGTACGGATGCTGTACTCAATGAACTGCGGGTTGTAAGCCTCAGGGTCAAGGTCAATCGCTTTTTTCAACAGCGGAAACGCAATCGGCCAAATGGTCGGCAGCGTGCTGGGGTGTACGTGGTGCAGCGGCATGGTTACGCGGGGAGAAGTTTTTCAGCGCGGCTGTTTACGGCCACACGGTCTTTGCCCGTGGTCTTGCCACGGGCTTTTTGAACCCGGTCCATCATGGCGTACAGCTTGCGTGCGCCCGCTTCTGTAGAGCCGTTGCCTAACTCAGAAACGATACGAGCAGGCACAACGAACTCACCATCAGCAAGACGCGCTGGGCGCTTGTCTGCAATCGTTGCAGGAATGGAATCAGATACGCCATCGCCGGGACCTTTCAAAAGACGACCGCCGTCGGAGTAGTCGCCAAGGTTGGGAGAACCGCCAGCAGCAAACATTTGACCGCCGTTGGCCATCATAGTGTCCATACGGTTTTGGTTGGACATGGCTTCAAGTGGACCAGAGCTCATCATGCCGCCATCGGCAGCCATCTGAGTTGTTGGGGCCAAAATATCTCGTTGACGTGTGCCGACAGGTACGCGTGTGTAAGTTTGGCTGCTGGGGTCGTATTCAAACTCGTATGGGTTTGGGCCGCCGCCGTCAAATGGCTTTTGTGGGCCTTCCTGCATGCCGGGGCTTAGTGCGGCCAAACCGTACTTCATCATTCCGGGGGCTGTGCTGGCGGCTGCTGCAGTGCTGGCCGCAGGTACAGCAGCGGGAGCAAGACCCGTAACCCCTGCGTTGGTCAGGGCGGTGGTGGCTGGAGATGCAACAGCCGGAGCCATGCTCATAGCAGGAGTAGCGCCAGCAGCGCCAGCAGCAGCGCCTTCGGCTGCAGCAGCACCCATCAAACCGCCAGTCAAGCCAGCGCCACCATATGCGCCAAGACCTGCCATCAGACCCTTTTCAAGACTGCCCGTACGAAGCGTTTCAAAGCCGCCAAGACCCAAACCGATGGTTGCTGCGTTGCTCATCCCTGCAATAAGAGGTGCTGCAGTTCCGCCTGTAGCAAACATCAAACCAGCACCAATAATCATGGGCAGCATCTGCTTAAGGAAGTTGGCTTCGGGTAAACCCGTATCTGGGTTGAGCGTCAGTGAGCCGCCGCCAGCCATGGCAAGCGCCTGTAGGCCCGAGACTTCCTCTGGGGCCATATGCACCAACATGGAGTCGCCTTTGCGCCCACGACTGGCAAGGTGTTGTGCAGCAAGTTCTAGGCTCATTGGGGCCTCACAAAAAAGGGGTTGGTTGAGTCTAACATTTGTGGTGTCAAAGGTCTAGGGTAGCCGGGAGATGCAGTTGACCGTCATGATGACGGACGGGATTGCCGGGCGGGTTGGGCTGGTGTTGACGGGGTAATGCTCCAAGAACACATCCGTGCTGCTGGCCCACCACCTGATCGTCAGGTACTCCGTGGCCGGGTTGGTGACCGTGAAAATGCCCGTGATTGCCGGAACGATGTGCGCCCAAATGGAGCCGCTTTTCCTCGCAGGGACATCGAAACGCGTGTTGGAAAGGGGGTAGTTTGTGCCGTCGTACGCTGCCCAGACCTCAAACTCCTGTACGGCGTTACTGCGGTTTGAAACCTGCAGGGTGAACGTCACCAAATACTGCCCCGGCTGCTCAAACCAAATCTCGCCGCTGTTCTCCACACGGATACCCTGTGTGATGACCGGCTGGTTGTACGTCAGGATGTTGGCGACCGTCGTCCCTGCACTTGTCTGATCCTGATCGCTCATCAGCATGGCGTGTGGGGTTTGCAAATACGCCGCCCCATTGGGGCCAATAACCGTGGCGACCGCGTTGTTGAGCTGGTTAAAGTACAGACGCAGCACATCACTGTGCTGGTCGTGAAACCGCTGCTCGTACTGAGACGGCGCTGATGGCAGCCGTGGCGGCGTGTTGAGGCTAATCTGCGGCATAGGTCACCTGCGTCCATCAGGCCTGATATCGAGCGACGGAACGCCGAGCTGCCACTGCACGCCTAGACCGTCCGAGCTGATACGGAACGCCATCTGGCGACCACGGACTCGAACATACACAATCTCGGTGAACTGCTGCACCGTGTAGTTGCGCTGGGCTTGGTAGTTTTGCGTGCTGGTCACTGTGGGAGACGCAGCGGCGCTGTAGTTTGCGCCGGGGTTTTGCCTTGGACGCAGCGTCATGGTCACCGCAGGGTTGTTCACGGTCGAGCCGTCAAAGGTAACGTCCGGGATCATGCGCCATGCAAAGCCATAGTTGTGGCCGTCCCCAATGTTGAAGTCGGCAGACTGGCAAAACGAAGAGATTGGGCTGGGCGGGTTGGTCGTGCCATCATTCACGCCATCCTCATGGTAAATCAGCTGGCCGTTGTAGCCTGCAGCAGTGGGGCTCGTGCGCAGAGGGGTGTCAAGCCACGCAGTGCGTGCAAGGTTGCCGTAAGACCAGATTTTTTCCACGTGGTTGTAGATGACATAGCGGTCAATTGCGTCCGAGTTAGCCGAGCAGTAGAACCACCAAACTTCGTTAAAGCCTTCGTTCGTACCCGCAAAGAACTGGTACTGCTGCTGAAGGTTGATGTCCCCGAATATGTACTGGCGCAGCGGGCAGTAAAGCGTCTCTACCCGGCCGGAGTACATGTAGAACTTGTCGTAGCCCATCCAGTACACGACGTTGGACGCCGTTGCGGTGACGTTCGGTCCCGCAATCGAGATGTTGTCCCCCAGAATCTGAAAGCCCCAAACGAACGGAGGGCCAAGGTACTGCATGGAGTACACGGCCGCGTCGGTCCAAACCAAAATCTCTTGCCGGGTTTGCTGGTGCGCAACAATGGACGAGCCTGTGCTCAGTCGGTAGCTGCCTGCTTGGTTAGTAATTGCCGGGGACCATACGGCGTAGTTCTCCTGATCGGACCATCGCACAAGCAAGGGGTCCAAAACAGCGGAGCCGTAGTCGTTGCAGCCAAACGCAATTGTGAAGCGCGAAGCGTCAGAAACGGCTACTGCGTTGACCACCGTAGGGCAGGCGGTGTCGGTTGTGTAAGGGGCTGGACTTGTCGAAGCCAGCAGCACAGCGCGGTCATACACGGAGGGGCTCGGGTTAACTTTCCACAAGTACAACCCCCCGCCACGGGGAGCGAGGATTAAATCTTCGCCGTAGTTGTCTTGGCTCCACAGCCGCAACTGAATACCCACACCAATACCCGCAGGGGCAGGAAGACCCCAGCCTGTAAGAACACCGGCGGTATTGCCGCCCCAGCCACCCGCGCCCCAACCCGTACCGACTGTAAAAATATCACCGCCAGTTGCGATTTGGTACGAGAAGGTAGCGGCACCGGTAGTGCCGGAGGATGTGGCTGGTGAGGACACCGCAATGCTGTATGTGCCCGAGTCAATATACGTGATGCGAAACTCACGGTTCAACGCGGCTGCGGGGATGCCGTTGATTGCGCCAGCTACACCAGAGATTGTGACAAAGTCGCCTTCCTGAGCGCCGTGCCCGGCGTCATTGACGACTACCGTTGTAGAGCCGTTTACCGTAGTGAATGCGTTGGAAGCAACGGCGTTGACATCCCGTAGGGGTGTAACATCATAAAAATTACCCCCGCTACTGTCCTGAATATAGTATTTGAGGTTGGTCCCAATCCCCATCAAGTTGGAGCCGGACAGCGTTACCCAGTTCCACAAAGAGCGGGCTACGCCCCAGTATGCCCCTGCAGGTGGCTGCAGTGTAGCTGGTGTTGTTCCAGTGTCCAAAGTCCAACCGCCCAGCTTCTCGGGGTAGCCCGAGCGAAAGCGCACCTTGTCCATCTCGAACCAAGTGCCTTCATTGGCCAGCGTTGTCGATTCTCGGTTTACGCCGGGACGCAGTTGTAGTTTTTGCAGGGGCATCGTTTACCTCAGTTTTATGGCATTTTCGCACTTAACTCAGGAACAGCGCAATCTCTGCCTTGCGGCGGCGCACCAGACCCGGCAGGACTTTCCCGCCAGCCTTGGACCAAGCCAAAAACGCCTCCGCAGCGCCCTCCCAGTCCTCGCGCAGAATCTTCTGCCGGATGGTGCTGCGCTGGAAGTTGCCCGAGCCTACATTGAAGGCCAGAGCGACACAAGCGTCAAACTTGCACTGATGGCCAGCCAGATTGGGAGCAAGTCGAAGAACACTGCGTTCAAAAGAGACGAGATCATCTTTGAAAAGCTCAACCAGTTCCTCTTTCGACCAGACCCGGCTGTCCTCGGGTTTGAGTTGGTAGTCATCGCGGATCATCCCGGTGTATGTTCCTGTACGCACGTTGGGCAGGCGCAACTGATCGCCGTACATGGCGTGGCCCCACCCAACAGTCCAGATTTTTGCACTGCATTTGTAGGGCTTGTTTCGGTAGCCCTCAAATTCGTGCATCAAATGGATGCCTTTGTCCGAAGTTTTCACTTCTTGCTCCAGCCGCGTGAGCCAAACCAAAAGCCGATGACTCCGCCCAGCATCGCCATCTCATCGGCGCTGAACAGCAGGTCGGCGTACTTCACAACATCGTCAATGCTGGTGATCAGGTCAGGATGGTTCCACAGATAGACCGCCATGAAGGCATTGATGGCGCACAGCTCGAACACAAAGATGTAGGTCACTGTCGGGCGCACGGTCCCCACGTAGTTGGCCACCCATGTGGATGCCTTGGCAAGCACTGCCTTGTCGTGCTCTTGAGCGCCTTGCACCATGCCAGCTTCGGCCTCGGCCATCTGCGCTTGGGTCTGCATGGCGACCTGCTCAGTGCGGATTTCCTCGATCTTGGCTTGGGCAGCAAAACCAGCAGCAGCCATTTGCAGCTCGCGTTCGGTCTGCATCTGCGCCAGTGCCAGTTCGTGCTTTTGGTCAGCCTTGTTCTGGAAGTACTCCAGCAGTTTTGGCAGGCCAGAGATCAGCAGCCCCCCAAGAGTTGAGAATAGTGAAAGCATCAGTTACCCCTTTTAGTCAACATTGCGCTGGCGATTTCCAGCATGAATTTTACCTGTTGAATGTCTGTTGGTGGCTCTGCCCACCCGACCGTGACCTGTCCTACAAAGCGGTGGCTGTCTGGCGGTACGCTGACCCGGCAGGTGAACGTCACGCCCTTCTCTAAGTACCAAAGCCCCACCTCAGACTGAGCATAGCGGTAGTCGCCACAGGGGATTTCGTTGGTCATCAACTTAACCACATCAGCGTTGTTGGCCGTGTTCTGACTGAACAGCCCCACATCAATGTCTTCAATCGTCTTGTCGCGTCCGTCCTTGGTGTAGGCTTTGTACAGCACCCGGCTGTTAAACAGCGGGTTAACCTTAAACACCGCCACCACGGTTGCGCCCGTCTTTTTGAGCAACATGGAGCTGGCATCATCGGCACGGGCATCATTGATCTCGGGCAGCTTCTTCGATTCCTTGTAAGCGTCAAACATGAAGGTCTGGTTCTGCCAAAGGAAGTACCCGGCAAAGGCCACAACGCCCATCACAAGGATAGCAAACAGCTTGAACGGCGAGTCCACATAGGTCAGCACCTTGTCAATGATGGACTCAGGCTTTTCACTCATCGCAGGTGCTTCATGTAAAGAACGATGCCGCCCACCAGAAGGCCAGCAAGGACGATTACTCCTAATCCGATGGCTATGTACTCAACCATGTCCTCAAGCTGCTTCTGCCGCCTCTTTGCTTCTCTGGCGGCTTCTTCCTTGGCTTCCCTGCGCCTACGGGCAGCAGCGGCTTGGAACTTCTGCCAATCGCCCCACATGCCGGGTCTACCTTCGTAGACCATCCGTTCACGCAGCTCCACTTCTTGCGCGTTCAGTTGCTCCAGCGCCATGAATTCTTCCATGTCGGAGCCGCCGCCCTTTTTGGTGGCTCTTTCTTGGATGATCGCCTTGTTGTCGAAGTAGTCGAACACCCGTGAGCCAAGCGCAGACAGCTCCTTGCCGTTGTTTAGAGCGCCTTTGATGACTGCGAAAGCCGCGTTAGCAGCAGCAAGTTCGGCCAGCATACTGTTCTATCCCAGCGCTGAAATGGTGGGAGATCATGCAGTACGCTTCCACATCGCTACAGTGATGTACGGCTGGAGGTTGGCGTTGGTGGCGCTGGAGCCTGCGGACGCAACTGTTGTAGCAACTGTAATGCCCGTCACGGCGCTGGCGATAAACCCATTTAGTGGGCTGGTTATCAAGTCATCGCCGAGCGCAATACTTGCAGTTCCTACTGTCTGTAGGTTGGAGTTAAATGTAAGGTCGTGAACGTGGCCGGGATCACTAACAGTAGAGGTAGCGGTATGTGTGTGACTAACCAGCGTAGTATCTTTGCTACCGCCAGTTTCCTCAAGCGCATCAAACAGAGCATCACTGCCATTTAGGCCGACCATGACTCTGCCAGCGCCAAAAGCCGTCCAAGTACCAAAGCCAAGCAGCGTAGCTGGGTTAGTAGTCACACCCGCGTTGATGTAAATCGAACCAACGGGATACAGTGTTTGAAGCGCGGCCTGTACAAAAGCCGTTGTAGCAAGCTGAGTTGTATTGGTGCTAACCGAAGCCGTAGGCGCTGCTGGCGTCCCCGTGAACGTAGGTGAAACCGATAACACTACGTTGCCAGAACCTGTTGAAGAAGTAACACCTGTACCGCCTCTGGCCGCTGGCAGAGTGCCGGTAGTACCGCCGTCAATCGGCAGACCCGTAGCGTTGGTCATCACGCCACTTGCAGGCGTACCCAAAGCAGGCGTCACCAAGGTCGGACTGTTGGACAACACCACGCTGCCTGTACCTGTAGACGTTGTGACGCCTGTGCCGCCCCGCGCAACAGAAAGCGTGCCCGTGGTTCCTGCCACAATTGGAAGCCCCGTGGCGTTGGTCAGCGTACCACTGGAGGGTGTACCCAGCACACCTCCATTAACCACCGGAGCGCCTGCAGAGCCGACGTTGACTGCCAAAGCAGTAGCCACGCCAGTGCCGAAGCCGGAGATTCCCGTAGATACAGGCAGGCCTGTTACGTTGGTCATTACACCACTTGCTGGAGTTCCCAAGGCAGGCGTGGTCAGCGTTGGGCTGGTCAGTGTTGGGCTGGTCAGTGTTGGGCTGGTCAGTGTTTTGTTTGTCAGCGTCTGCGTTCCAGACAGTGTTGCCACTGTGGAGTCAATGGCCACTGTTACGGCAGTAGAGCCGTTGTAGCTTGAACCTGTCAAACCCGTGCCAATGGTCAAGGCGTTGGCTGCCGTGGCCGTCACCGTGGTAGAGCCGCCCAGCGAAACACTGTTGCCGTTAATTGTGATTGCGCTGTTGACAAGGCCTGCGTTTGGCAAACCTGTAGCGTTAGTCAGCACGGCGGAAGATGGCGTTCCCAAAGCAGGAGTCACCAGCGTAGGGCTCGTGGCAAACACCAAAGAACCTGTGCCGGTCTCGTCGGACACAGCAGTGCGCAAATTATCAGACGATGGTGTAGCAAGAAATGTAGCTACGCCTGTACCCAAACCTGAAATGCCGGTTGCGACAGGCAGGCCTGTTGCGTTGGTCAGCGTACCACTTGAAGGTGTTCCGAGCACGCCGCCGTTGACTACAGGAGCACCCGCAGAACCGACGTTTACCGCAAGCGCCGTGGCTACCCCAGTGCCAAGGCCGGAAATGCCTGTAGATACCGGCAAACCCGTTACGTTGGTCATTACGCCGCTGGCCGGTGTACCCAGTGCAGGTGTAACCAGCGTGGGGCTAGTAGCAAACACCAAAGCGCCGGAACCCGTCTCGCCCGTAACGGCGGCAGCTAAGTTGGCAGAAGATGGTGTAGCAAGAAACGTAGCCACGCCAGTGCCGAGACCAGAGATGCCTGTGGATACGGGCAATCCTGTGGCGTTGGTCAGCGTACCGCTGGAAGGCGTGCCAAGCACGCCACCGTTAACTACCGGAGAACCTGCAGAACCTACGTTCACCGCAAGTGCTGTGGCAACTCCTGTACCAAGACCAGAAATGCCTGTGGATACAGGCAGGCCCGTGGCGTTTGTGAGCGTACCGCTGGAAGGTGTGCCCAGTGCGGGGGTGACCAGTGTCGGGCTGGTGGCAAACACCAAAGCGCCCGTGCCAGTCTCGTCTGTCACCGCAGCGCGTAAATTGGCTGAGCTGGGGGTTCCCAAGAACGTGGCTACGCCAGCGCCCAAAGCTGTAAGGCCCGTACCGCCAGAAGCTGCGGCCAGCGGGGTGGCAAGTGTGAGGCTCGACAGGTGGTCGTTCTGGAAGCTGAAATTGGTTCCGTCAGACCAAACCGTTACGGTCTTGCCTGCGGGGATGGACACGCCCAAACCTGCCGCAGTCGTATTGCCAAGAACTGTGGAGTTAAAGATTGTGGCAGCGTATGCGCTGGCGTTGTAAATAACGTAGGTCTTCTCGGCTGGAGGAGCGTATACGTTGAAAGCTGCGCCTGTTGTCGCGGTCAGCGCCAACGTCATGTGGCGGGACTCATCCGGAGCGCCGTTGAGGGCGGTTAGCGCTTGATCGGTCGCAAGCACGGAAACAGACGTGTAGCCCGCAATTGCGGACTCAATCAGCCCACCAAGGTTGGTGTTGGTGGTATTGCCCCAAGTACCGGCTTGTGTGCCGGTCGTGATGAGTTCAATACGCAGCGATGGTGAGAACGTGCTCATGGTGTTCCTTACCTAAAGCGGGGGCCGCTTAGCCACATGGTTGCCGAGGTTCGCACGCCAGAAGTTACCGGTACTACGCGATGCTCAAGAATAGAGGGAAACGCAATGACGGAGCCCTTTACTAGAGGCGCAGTGTACTCCGAATACAGCCGAAGTTGCAACTCCCCGGCCTCAAATTCTGAAGGGTCAGACATCAGGCAAATAACGGTAACCTTTCGGTCTGTGGGAGCCCCGGCCAAAGGGAAATTATCAATGTGCCAGTCGTAGTGCTGCCCCACGCTGTAGTGTGCAAACTGAACAGCCTCGTGTTCCGTAATATCAAAATCCCAGCCGCACTCTTTGTTGCCTTTGAGCCCGAAGCCGCGCATCATGTTCCCAAACCAATGGTCTGGTTGAGCAAAACGTACCGTGGTGTTACGGTTCGAATGGGACAGCACCTTACCATCTATGCCCATGGCGGCGTCTTTTGGTGCAATTTGCATGTACTCCGCCGCTGCCAAGTCACAAATATCAGTTGGGACTTGGCCCATGTGCCAGATGGGGAGATGTGCCATATTTTAATTTTTTCCAAGTTTGGCTTTAAGTTCCTCAATGCTTATTGCGTCATTGAGTTGCTCTTGCATTACGTGATACTTGTCACGTATTAACTGCCGTTTTGCTTCAATATCTTGGACGGACGTGCCGGGAATTTGCTTTACAATTTGCTCGTCTAATGGCCCAAACTCTTTTGCCCGCAGCTCACGTCTGATTTGATGGGCAATGGCTTTTGCTTTGTCAAAATTGATGGTAATCATTCTGCGTACTCCCATGCTGCGCGAAATGTGCGGTCTTCCGGAACGTCAGTGACATCCACAATCTTAAAGGACGTACCGGAAGGCACATCCTTGGCGGCAATTTCTTCAATGGTAAGGTTGCATTCGGGTGCAGGGGTGATGACGGCCACACCACCTTCGGGTGTGGGGTAGATTATTAGTTTATTGTTCATTATGCTCTTTCAACGGAAGATGGCAACACAAGCCGTTATTGGGTCTGCCGGAAAGTTTGACCCGTATCCCGCTTGGAATCGCACGGAAGTAGTAAACATTTGCGGGGTTGAGCCACTCAATTTTATTTGCAAACTACCCGCAGAAGTGTTTGAATCATTAACCTGCGTGACGGTGGACACTACCGAATAGTCTGCATCTGATATTGCAGTTGTGAAGTTTACTGTGTAATCGCCTGTGCCGCCGTTATCTGTGACACTAGATACGTTACTAGAGGCCCTAATTGACACAGTTCCCGTACCATTAAAATTGACCCATGCTCTAACAACCGTTGCTCCACTTGCGCCAGTCGGTCCGGTGGGTCCGGTGGGTCCAACGGGTCCAAGTCCTCCAGTCGGGCCTGTTGGTCCGGGGCCGCCAGCGGGGCCCGTAGGGCCGGTGGGGCCAGAAACGCCAGCAGCCCAAACACCGTCACCGCGCCAGAACGTAGATGACGATGCGCCTGTCCCGCTGTTTAAACGAGAGACAGGTAGGTTGGCAGACAAGGAAGCTGCTGAACCCGAGGTGTTTTGGTTACCCGCAGTGTTAACGCCGGGAAGGTCAATGTTTGCTGACCCGTTAAAACTCACCCCGCCGATATTGCGTGCGGTTTGAAGCGTTGTGGCTGTAGCGGCATTTCCCGAAGTACTGCTTGATGTAGTTGCGTTACCGCTCAGTGCCCCAGATACTGTACCAACCGTCAGCGTATTTGTGCTTGGGTTATATGTAAACGTCGCCTCAGAGTCTTGCAACAGACCGTAGTTGCCTGTTGTACTCGCCGTGGTGTTGGCAAACGGGACTTTGAATGCGCTTGCTGTGGCAGAGGTGGTGACCGTTGCCGCCGTCGAAATAGCTGCAGTGCCGGTGGTGTTCTGATTCAGCGTTGGGATATCCGCAGCAACCACCGCCCTGAATGTGGGTGTGCCCGCAGACCCGTTTGGCGCGGCCAAGAAGGTGTTGGCTGTCTGGCTTGCAAAGTTAGAAGGTAGAACGGCCAGTGTGCCGCCCAAGGTCAAGTTGCCGCTGGTTGTCACCGTACCGGAAAGGCTCAACCCGCTCACGGTACCCGTGCCGCCCACGCTTGTAACCGTGCCGGTGGTGCTTGATGTACCCGCACCAATTGCCGTACGGAATGACGCCGCGTCCAGTGAGGATATTGTGTTGTCGGCGTTGAACCTTGGAAACGCAATCGCTGCCACGTTTGCAAGCGTGAACAGGTTTCCGCCAAGGGTTGTTGCGCCCAAGTTGGTGCGTGCCGCTGAGTTTGTGGTTGCCCCTGTACCGCCGTTGGCCACAGCCACCGTGCCGGTGACGTTTGCTGCCGTGCCGGTTGTGTTCTGGTTTAGGGTCGGAATATCCGCAGCAACAATCGCCCGAAATGTAGGAACGCCAGCGGACCCGTTAGGGGCCGCAAGCACTGTGTTCGCTGTCTGGCTAGAAAAGTTGGAAGGCAAGACGGCCAGCGTACCGCCCAAAGTAATTGTGCCCGTTGTGGTGATCGTGCCGCCGGTAAGGGTGAGCCCGCTGACAGTGCCCGATGTGGCAACCGATGTGACCGTGCCGGTGGTGCTTGAAGTACCTGCGCCGATAGCTGTACGGAACGCTGCTGCATCCAGTGACGACACCGTATTGTCAGCGTTGAATCGCGGGAAAGCGATTGCCGCTACGTTTGCTATCGTGAACAGATTTGCCCCGAGCGTTGTAGCCCCGAGGTTGGTTCTGGCTACCCCAGTTGTAGTCGCACCAGTGCCCCCGTTAGCGACAGCCACCGTGCCGGTGACGTTTGCTGCTGTGCCCGTCGTGTTCTGATTTAGCGTTGGAACATCCGCTGCTTGAATCGCAGACAGGGCCGCAGCCGTTCCGTTAGAGCGCAGATATTGGCCGGAGGTTTGAGTTCCAGTCAAGGCGGTAATGGCTGCAGCGGCGGTTGTCTGGCCAGTGCCTCCGTTGGCAATGGCCACTGTGCCCGTGACGTTTGCTGCCGTGCCGGAGGTGTTCTGGTTGCCTGCAGTGTTGACACCGGGGAGGTTGATGTCAGCGGAGCCGTTGAAACTCACACCGCCAATGTTGCGTGCGGTTTGGAGAGTCGTGGCCGTAGTGGCATTGCCACTTAGTGCGGCCGTAACAGTGCCTGCGGTAAAGTTGCCCGAGGAATCACGCGCAACGATTGTTGAGACGGTGTTTAGGTTGGTCGCGTTGGAAGCGACTGTGAACGTCGAGTTGCCCGACTGGTTGGCTGTGAAGGTAGCGGAGCCAGACAGGCCCGTTCCCGAAACTGCCAAGGACAGTGTGCCGTTGTTGACGTTCGCAGCGGTCGTAGCCGTGCTGGCATTGCCGTTCAATGCCGCCGTGATGGTGCCCGCAGTGAAGTTACCCGAGGCATCCCGTGCAACGATCGCGTTTGCAGTGTTGGCGCTGGTCGCTGTCGTGGCCGAGTTGGGAATGCTGGTAGAGGCGGTGAACGCCCCTGTGCCGTTGCCGAACACATACCCCGTCAGGGTTGTTGCCCCAGTACCGCCGTTGCCCACGGGAAGGGTACCCGAAACGTGGGTGCCCAAGCCGATCTTGCCCCAAGCAGGATCACCGCCCACACCGCCAGAGATCAGTGCGTTGCCTGCTACCTCATCGGCCAAACGCCCAACAGTCGTGGAAGACGTGGCGTACAGCAGGTCGCCTTGTACGAAGGAAGTCAGGCCTGTGCCACCGTAAATAGCCGCAATGGTGCTTGCGTTCCAAGTACCCGCTGCCAGCGTGCCAACTCCGGTGATCCCGGTGTACGAACCGTTGAGCCGCCCGGATGGCAGTGTGCCGCTGGTGATGTTGGCCGCATTGGTGGTGTCTGTTGTGGCGGAAGCCGCAAGGCCTGAGACGGCTGCAGCAGCGATGGCGATGGCCGTAGGCGTAGCGCTTGTGACCTGCCCCTGCGCATTGGTAGAAAACACAGGTACAGACGAAGCGGAGCCGTACGTGCCAGCAGTGCCGACGTTGGTGATGCTGAACTGCGTACCGCTCAGAGTCAGCCCCGTACCAGCAGAGTAAATCTGCGCCGAAGAAATCTGCGCAAAGGTGATGTTGGTTGTGCCAAACGTGATGGTTCCGATGGTGTTGCAGGTGTAGTTCTCGCCCGCGCCCGTTACGCCCTGTTGGACGAAAAAGGTCGAGCCTTCACTCAGTGTGTTCGGGCCAGTAATGCCGTAAGTGTTGGCGTCGGCGGAGCGAGTCAGCACCCAGTTTGTTGAGCCTGAGCCAACGCTCGTGACGACATACACACCGTTTTGGGTTTGGTTTGTCTGCTGGTACACCAGCACGCGGTCGGCCACCACCATAGTGATGCCGTCGATTACCAAGGCGGCTTGAGTGCCTGCGTTGGTCAAGGTTGCCCCGACCCCCGCAGTACCGTTGTTGTACGTAGCGTTTAAATTGATTGGGGACTCAACCCGGACAGGTTCGTGAAAGTGGATGCCTGATGCCGCAAGTGTGTCAACATATGTCTTGTTGACCAGATCATTCCCGCTTGCAGGGGTCGTGGTTATCGTGCCCGCAGTGATGTTGGCCGTGGTGATGTTAGCTGTACTGACACCCAGAGTACCGATGTCCAGCACAGAAACGGCGGAACCGGCTGCGTCCAGATACACCGACCGCTCTGCTGGGTAAGTACAGAACACTTCTTTGGAACCAGCGGCAAAATTGACCTTGCTGCCCGAGTTACTCGACTCCAATACAGTGTCACGCGTCAGGGTAGGGCCAGTACTGGAATAAGTGCCGACGCCAACTTCCCAAGTGCCATTGGCTTGATCGACCGCCGCGTAGTACGTGGTGTTGCTGTTGCCGATGACCGCAAACGTCTGGAACCCAGAAGCTGCGCCCAACAGCGTGAAGTCCGCCGTACCTGTTGTGGTGCTGCTTTCTTTTACCCGGTCTTTTACTATAAGGGCCATATGGTACTCACGATTGTGTCTTTACAACAGACCAAGAGGTGGGCTGCGCGTTGTTGATGGTACCCCAGCCGGGGTTTTGCACGTCGTTGATCTGCGCCCAGCCTGCATCTTGGGAATCGTTGATTATCTCCCAGAGCAACCGCGCTGCGATCTGATCGACCCCAACGGCCCCGTCCGTCATAGTAGCAAAAAACACCGCAAAGGCCAAGATTGAATCTGCTGCCGTTGCGGCCTCATTTACTGGAGCGTTAAAGGTCGATGGCGCTACCAACGCAGTATCCAAAGCCGTCACAGTCTCGGCAATCAAAGGGGTAAAAACAGCTTGCGCCGCTACGGTCTCCGCGCCCGCAGCGGTCTCTGTCATGAACACGTTGTACGTGATCGTTGGGACGTATGAATCAAGCCCTGCGGCTGTTTCAAAAATGGCCCCATTGAACTCCGCCAAAGCCGAAACTGCGTCCTGTGCAAAAATAGTGTCCGTCACGCTGCTCACAAAGATTGCTGATGCGGCCACTTGGTCTGCCGAAAACACCTGCTCCGTGAGTAGACTTAAAAAGTTTGCAAGGGCAAAAACGGTATCCGCCGTAGCTGCGGTGTCCGTTATCAATACGGCAAAATCAACGCTGATAGCAGTTGCATCCGCCCCTGCGGCGGTCTCGTTCATGGTTACGTTGTACGTGCCAATCGGCACGTAGTTGTCGCTACCTGTGGCTGCGTCAGAAAAACTGGCCGGGAATACCGCCGCTGCGGAAGCCGCATCCTGTGCGGAGGCAGTATCGGCTACACTGCTCACAAAAATTGCGGCTGTTGCCGCTTGGTCAAGCGCGAAAAGCTGTTCGGACGCCAAACCTGTGAAGTCAACCAGCACAGAAGTGGTGTCCGCCGTAGCTGCCGTGTCGGTTACCAATACAGCAAAGTCTACGCTGGTAGCAGTAGTATCCGATAACCGCGCCTCATCTTGCGTAATCGCATTGAAGATAGAAGCGGCTACAGACGTAACGCCACCGATTGAGGCGGATGCAAGTTGTAAAGATGCAAAGTCTACGGCAGCGGCAAATTCAAAATCGGTGGCGGTTGCGGCTTCTAAAACAGCCACATCAAAAACAGCCCCTCCGGCTGTGGCCGAAAAAGGGGCTGTAGAGAACGCGCTACCTGCGAACACAGGCTACGCCTATCAAGCTGCGTCGAGGCTGAACGTGTAGGTTACGTTCAACGTGTCGCCGGACACCACAACGCGGTCTCCGGGAGACTGGAAGTCAGCTTCCGAGAACAGCAGGCCCGAAGTGCCGGAACTCACACTGCACAGGAAAGCGCCCGCAACCGTACCGCCAGCGCCAGTGATGCTGAACTGGGCAGGAGAAGCGCTGCTACTGATTACCGAAGGATCGGCGGTGGTAGCCGTACCGAAAGTAACCGCCTTGCGGTTGCCAGAGTAGTTGGTAAACTCAGTCCAGCCTGCGTGCGAAGCCAGCGTGTCGGCAGCAGCGTAAGTTGTGCCGGAGCCGGGGCCAGTCACCAAACCCAAAAACCAAGAAGCGGTATAAGTAGAACCGGCAAAATACTTGGTGTTCATGTCCTGCAAACCTACGTTGACCACGAGGTTGTGCATCTGATCTTCCCATTTCAGCACGCCGTCTTCGCCAAAGCACTGGACGTGGAACACGCCGCCGCCCTTGGCAGACTCGCCAAAACCTGTCTTGGCCACCAAACCAGCAGTTGTGCTGTCGGCGGAATGTGCTTGATCTTTAAACATGATCGCTCCTTATGAAAAACGAATGAGTGCAGCGTCAGCCGTATTGGCCGGTGTTTGCACAGTGAAAGTTGTGGTGGTCGTTTTATCGGCCCCGAAGTCCAACACCGCCACAGCCAAATTGCCGAGGCTTGTATTGTAAATAAGGGCTCCCCGCGCAGTGAAGTTGGCTGGGCTCCAAACCACATCAGCAAAATCAAGGTACACGGTTGTACCCGAGGTCAACACGGTCACACCGGTAAGCACATTGCCCCCAGCGGTGTACCCCGTACCGACAACCTCATTGGTCGTGGTGTACGCCAGCGTGCCCGCGCCAAGGTCCGCGTTGGCGGTGTACAAGGCCATTTTGAGCGTGCCCGTGGCCAGCGCCTGCAGTGCAACCAGTTTGGCCTGCGTGGTAAGAGTTTGGTCAAACGCCATATCAAGTCACCGCCTGTCGGTATTGGCCAGAGCGGTATGCGTCTTGTCTCTCCATGCCGTCACCCAGACGCTTGGCCATGCCCAATGCCTCTTTGTACTTGCCGTCGTACAAAGCAACCATGTCGGCTTCACCCTTCATGAACGTGATCGCTTCGACCAAAGAGCCGTACAACAGCACCGAGTCAAAGTTGTCCCCAAGCCATGTCTGCCCATCAGCCGCTACCGTGATCGACTCAGGGTAGTAGTAATAGTGCAGCTCGACGTTGTAGACCGCGTTGGGTGTGGGGCCAAGGATAAACGTCAGCTCATCCGTGATGAGTGGGTTTGGGTCATTGGAAGTAGTGGGGCCAAACAGCGCGTAGTACTTGGGGATCGCAGTCGAGGTCGGGTTCGGATACGCTTGCCGGATGAAGTTCACATCCTTGTTGAGCAAGAACTCGTAGTTGCCCGAGGCATCAATCACTGCCAGAGAATACACCGCCAAAAAATCGTTGGGGCACGACAAGTACTTGTTGCTGACGGAGGTCAGGCCTGTTACGTTTTTGCGAATCGAGGGAAACTGCACCGTGTTGAAAATGCGCTGCTCGGCCTGTTGCACAAACACCGGGATGTTTGAAACAAAGTCCTGCTCAAAGTTCTGCGTGTAATCGCAGATCGCAGCGGTCAACTGGGTGTAATTCATAGCGTTTCCAGTAAGGTAAAAATTTTTACCTTATGCCATTGGCCCTCTGGCCGTGGTGCCTTTTGTGGCGCACCCAGTGCCGCGAATCTTGATGCCCGAGGTTTTCACGCCGGGATATTCGTTGCTGTGGTTGTTGGCCACGGACACGTTGGTGTCCTGCATAGCTTTCACGGCGTTTGTCTTTTTTAGCACCGCAGGAGTGGATGCCTTGGGTTGGTTGTAAGTTGCCATATCAGGCTCCTTTACGGCCGGGGGATTTTTGGTTGGCAATCTTGGCCAAACCACGCCCCATCTTCAGCATGTCGCTGTTGGTTTTGCCGCCAGCACGCAGCTTGGTAGGCTTAGCACCGGGGTGCATATTTGCTTCGTGCTTGCGCACTGGTGTCTTTGCGTCCATGATGAACTCCTTAAGATGTTGAGATTGTCACTTGACCGATTGCCGAAGTCAACACCAAGGTGTTGGGGGTCAGGTCGTCGTCGAAGAATCGGGAGCCGCCAACGGGGGCCCATCCCCACTGAATGTCCCGGCTACCGCCTGTCGGAAAGCCCGCCACGTTGGGTCCGGCCGTCACGTATGTGGTATCTCTGCGGGGGTTGCGCACTGCTTGTGGGTCGTCCACAGGGTACATGCCCAGTTGCAGCTGCGGCTGATCGGGGTCCCAGCACGAATCGCAGACCAAGAGATTGTAGGTCTTGGTCTTGATGATTTCCTTGCGCAGCTCTGTGAGCTTGAAACGGAAACCACAACGATCGCACTGGGCGATCGAGTTCTTGGCGCTGGCAAACCGATTGCCCATTTAGGTCCCGCTTCCAATGTATTGACGGCGCGGTACAAAGCGTACTGCAGCTTTCTCACGGTCTTCGGTGCTGGCCAACTCCCAAGCTTCGTCGTACTGCTGCTTCAAAACGCCAAGGCGTTCTGTGCCACCGGGCACCTTCAGGGCCAAGTAGTAGGCCAAGCCAGCCACCATGCAGGGCAGGAAGCGGAACGGCATGTCCATCGTGTTGACGCCATCACCCGCATTCTGGATGCGGCGCAAGCGCCAGTACACAAACGTGTAGGTCTGGGTGTTGTCTGGCACGGGCCAAACGGTGAAGCGCGGGGTGTTCAAACGCTCAATCCACACTTGAATGGGCCGGGCTTGCTGCAGCTTGTTGGGGATTGTGGCGTAGGTAGAAACACTGATACGCGTGATGGTCAGATCGGCCTGTGTCGATGCGCTTCCCGCGCCCGTGCGAATGACGTGCTCCAGCAAGTCTACCGTGTCATCTGGCAAGTTGTAGGTGGCCGTGCCCGGCACCAGCACGATTGAACCCTGCTCGTAGGTGAACATGTTCAGCCCACGGTTGGCCCAATCCGCAAACATCAAGTTCATCGAACGGCGGGCTGTACGCAGGTCATACCCGGTGCGCATCTCCGAGCCCACGCGCTCAAACGCTTCCTCAACGATTTCAGTCAAATCGAGGTTGAAATTGGAGAGCCCTGAAGTTGCCATTATCTGAACCCTGCTGTTTTCTTTGCGATGGTCTTGGGCTGGGCCACAAACTGTTTGCCCGCCGCCTTACCAGCACGCTTGGCTTTTGTGGTGGCCGCATACTCTGCGGGGCTGAGCGATTTTATCGCCTTCTCCGGCAAATAGCGCTCACCTGTTTTTGAAGACGGCTTTCCACTCTTGGTGCGCCACTTCTGGTCGCCCCAGTCTTTGAGGGATTGCTGGGGAGCCTTCATGTCAGTCTCGGTACCCGCCGCCAGCGGCCTTGTATTTCTTGGCCACAAGCTGGGCTTTACGGGCTGACCACTGGCCTGCCCCTGTGCCCTGCGTTGCAGCCGCTTTGACTTGGCTCACAATCCGCTTGCGCAGCTCGGGCTTGGTGTAATTGCCCGCCGCATTGACTTTGCCGCCTTCAGCGTACTGCGTGAAGTCGGTGTCATCCCGGCGAGCCTTACGCACACCTTTGGGCATTTTGGAGGGGGCGATGTCCCCCATGCCGCGACTGGCCATCATGTCAGACCATCCTACCTTTTGTGTGGCCCTTGGTCACGCAGCCATCCGCACGCGTAACACCGCCTTTGGCTTTTTTGTCCGCAGGCTTGGGAGACGTGGTGCTGGCAGCGTCGTACGCCTTGGTAGCGGCGTCTTGTGCTTTTTTGTCCGCCATCATCTGGCGGGCTTCTTTTTCTGCTGGACTCATGTCAGTTCCTTAGCAGGTCTTGCCGCCGGACTTCATGGTGATCATCTTGCCCTTGGTCTTACCCTTGGACTCGATGCCGCCGCCCTTGGCAAATGGCTTGCCTTTTGGCTCCATCATCTTGCCAGCAGGCTTAGCGCCTGCCTTTTTCTTCTCGATCATTGCTTTGAAAGCAGGGTTCATTTTCGTTGCCATATCGCCACCTTCTTTGAATTTGCGGCTCTTGTCCGCGTTGGAGAATTCTTTGCCCACGGACTGTGGGACGCCTGCTTTCTTGGCAAACGCTGGGTTGTTGGCCACCGCCGCCATGAAGTTGTGCTGCTTCTTGCTAACCGAGGGCACTGCGCTGCTCCTTCATGAAGTCATCAATCTTGCCCTCAAGCCGGTCCAACCGGGCCAGAACACGATTGATGTCACTGTGCACATCAGCCTTGGTCACGTACTTTTCGGCGTTCTCTTCGCGGGTCTTGCTCAGCAAAATGCTCAGGCGCTTGACCTCGTCATGTGAGACCTTTACCCAAAGCAGCAACGCCGCAGAGGCGAACGACAGTACGGTATTCCAAACTGGCAAGTCCATGATTCAGCACTTCCAAGCCCGCAGGCTTTTGTTGATCCGCGAGTCCGGGTCTTTGGCTGTTTTGGCACTGGTCAGTTTTGACTTCATGCCCTCCATCCGGGCGCAAAAAGAGTCGCGGCGTTTGCCGCCCTCGGGCTGGGGAGCCTTCAGGCCGGGCTTGCCGGGGTTCGCCTTGTTGTACGAGGCTCGCCCCTTGGCGTTCAAGCCACCCTTGTCGGACTTGCCTTCTTTGCGTGTCCATGCGGCGGTCTTAGGCATAAAACGCCGTCACTTTCGTGTTCGACAGCGTGGCGTAGATGCTGGTTGCGAACAGCACGCCCTCGGCCGGGATCAAGATGTTGAAAGTCTCGCCGCCTGCAGTGGTGTTCAGCGTCATGACCGTCGTGCCGCCGGAGCCGCCGTCTTTCATGATGACGCTTCCTGCAGAAGCACCGGGCTCGATCACCAAACTGCGCAGGCGTGCGCGGCTATCCGTCACTGCACCGGACGCAGCCAACGATACGGCTTTGACATCGGTTTGCATTGTCATAATCAATCTCCTTTAAAACAGGGGCCGAAGCCCCCGAGATCAATTAAGCGCCAGCGGAGACTTTGAGGGTGCCTGCATCGTTCCAGAGACGGCCAGCAACTGTCGGGTCGCTTGTGGGCAGTGCGGTCATGGAGATGGATGCGTTGGTCAACGAGGCAACGCCCGAAGCTGTCAGCGTAGTAGCTGCAACAGGGCCAGCGACAGCGCCGGTAACAGCGCCAATAAAGCCGTTTGTCGATGTGACTGGGCCGGAGAAGGTAGTGCTTGCCATGATAGTTTCCTCATGCGGTTAAGGCGTATCTGTCTGCATGACGTCGGCCCGGAGCCGTCAGATACACCGGAAAAGTCCGGGAGTGGTGGCAATATACACCAAAAGAAAAAGGGGCACAAGGCCCCTTTTTCCGCTTCTATCAGGTCGAACCTGAAGAGCCCCACATACCCAATGGGTCAGACCAGCCGAAACTATATCGCTCTCTCGCCTTATAACGGACGTTGCCGGTATCAAAGTCGCCGTCCATTGACGTGGACAGAGCGGTACGCTCGAAGTGCTTCATGCCGTTTGGAACGTCGGTGCAAATGAACCAAGCGTTTGTGTCGGTCAAGAAGTTGTTGACGGTGTAACCACCAGAGATGGTGCCCATCTGCTTCAACGCGTTGATGTCGTTGTCAGCAGTACCAACACGCAGTTCGGTGTCCAGCAAACGCTTGGCAACGAACATCAGTGCTGGAGGAATCACCAACTTGACGGGCTTGGCAGCGATCAACAGACCACGTTCATCAGTCCACGCAGCGATCTGGATGGTAGCGTTTTCCAACGATGTCTCGTTCAGGTCAACACCGGTAGTGGGGCTGTTAAAGTTAACGCCGCCGCCGACCAGAGGGTGACCAACGCGAGTGCCGCTGGAGTTGTTACCGAACAAGGACACGCCGTCGCCGCCAAGAGCGGAACCAGCAAAGCCTGTGTTCAACACCGAGGCAGCTTTGACCTGCTTGGTGTAAGCCATACCGCGAGCCAAAGCCTTGGTGTAGCGGGCAGACAGACTGTCGTACAGGTTGTCTTCCACAGCTTCTTCCGTGATGGAGAAGCCCAAAGCGATGGTTTCGTGAGTGTAGCGTGCAGTGAAGGCTTCCTGCGCGTTGTCGTAAGCGATGGCGGAGCCTTCGTTCTTGACAGGAGCAGCGCCAAAACCGGACAGCTTGGTTTCTTCTTCGAACGAACGCTCAGATTTCTCTGTCTCGTACAGTTCTTTGTGTTGCTCGCCGTAGCGTGCATATTCCAAACCGAACAAGGCGTTCAGACCGGGGAGCAGCTCTTTGAGCAGTTGTGCGCGTGAAATAGCCATGATTTAGCTCCTTAGATGCCAGTGGCGTTGCTGAAGGCGTGTGCGCCGGGATTGAACTTCACCAGAACGTCTGGGAAAGCGTCAGTCACAGGGGATGCAAAGCCAATGATTTTGAACGCAGCGGCGGCGGTCTGGGTGGTGGACTCCAAAGCGCTGTTCGAGTTACCTGTACGGGTAGAACCAGTAGAGGTGGACTGCACAGCCGCAAAGAAAGTGTTGGCACCGAGATCGGACTGGTCGGCGACGCCGTCCAACTGAGCTTGGAACGTCACGCTGTCATCAGTAATCACGTATGCAGTCACCACGCCGGTTGTGCCGGAGGGGTAGTACTGACCGTAGATTTGCTGGCCTTGAGCGTTGATGTAAGAGCAACCGACAAACACGCCGATAGCGCCAAGACTCGAACCACCAAGGTTGTTGGTAGTCAGGTCAGCGCCAGTAGCGGTTGACAGAGCAATGTAACCGTCGGCACCGATGATGACGACTTGCCCGTAAAACAGGTTGGTCGCTTCGCCAGCGGGGTCGATCAGAAACTGCGAAGTAGCGCCAGCATAAGGCATGCCGTCGATACGGTTTACGGGGATCAGCCCGTAGGGGGTAGCTGTAGTTGCCATTTAAGGACTCCTTGTTACTTTGAACCAGAACCAAAACCACCACCGCGACTGGTCGATGACTTGCGGTCAGCGAAAAGTGGCATGCGGGGGTCATTGTTTCGCATGAAACTGTTATCCACAGATTCCATCTGGGCCTGCGCTTGTTTAGCGTAATACTCATCACGGGCTTGAGCGCGTTCACGTGGCATCTTGCAGAGCATGAGGCCGCCGAGTTCGACGTTGCCAGTTTTTGCATTACCCTCCAGCATCAGTTCCGGATGGTCTACTGCTTTGACCGGTTCCCAACCTTCACGCATCTTGGTAGACACGTTCGTGTTTTGGGCTTCGCCAAGTACGTGTGTCGCAA